GTCTTGGTTATGTTCTTGGTAACAAGCCAGTTCGTAACGATGCTGAAACTGTAGAGCAAGAAGTTGAAGATGTGAGAGCATCTGCTCCTGTTGTTGAGACAGTAGAATCCGTATCTAAAGCATCTGCTTCAGATGATGACGATGATACATTATCATACTTTGCTAAACTGGCAGAAAGCTAATGAAAATCAAGCCTCTTAAACATTGTAGGTTATCCCAGATGAATTTTTTCTACTGGGATCCGAAAGATGATCCAAGAGAGCCTGAATATTGGGAAGACTCACCTTCGGGTGGGTCTTTTTTATGGGTTGATTGAGTTATTAGTAGTATTACTTAAAGATGGGGTAATATAACTAGAACTTCGAGCATAAGTTAGTGCTGATTTGAGATCTTGAAGGAACATTGAAACATATCTTTTATCTAATACATCTATTTCTCTTTTATCTTCATTTTTAGCAATTTCAAATTGATAATTGGAAACACCGATAATTGGACTAATTGTTTCTAATTTGTATATTACTATTTCTCCCGAATCATAATATCCTTTCCAAGATGCACTAAGTGATCTTTTTCTTGGACCATCAAGTTGATAGTTGCTATCTACAACTTTTCCTTTAGGCATTATTAGTCTATCTTTTTCATCTCTTACTTCAATTGTTTCATAGTGATGAATTTCATTTAATCCAGATACACCATATTTGTCTATTGAATAATTGTATAAGTCTTTAGAAGATAATGGCCATTGATCTGTAATGTTTGTGATTCTTGCACACATCACAACAACAAAGTCTAAATTTTGATCTCCATATAGACCCTTTGCAACTGTATCAGGTCTTTCACCATCTGATATGTACGATTTATTGAAGAAATAAACAGAATCAGACAACCACTGTTTTAGTTTTGCCTTTCTAAAAAGGTTTTTAACTATAATAGTGTCCTTAGAAGAGTTTTTATGTGATAGTGGTGATGGATAGATTACATCAGGTAAATGAAATAAGTATGCCATTTTAGTATCCTACTCCTTTTCCAGATGATTCATAATCTTCAGCATATATTGGGTTCATTTCAGAAAATGCCATTTGAGTCTTAATAAGAGTTGGTGTTCCATCGTGATATGATGACCATACATTAGATCCTGTATAATTTACACCGAATGATGTTAATGCACAGGGTTTGAATTTATTTAAGAAAGGATGTTCGCCACCTTTATGAAGGTATTTTAATAAAAATATATCTGGGGAATTTAAGAATACACCCCCACTGTTGCTATAATTACCTGTACCAGAAATATATTCTTTACCTGCTTTGGGAGCCATTGCTGTTTTTAATGATCTGATTATTTTCATTACTCTTGTACTTTCAGCTTCACTTCTAGGTGCGAATATAAAGTTAAAGGTAAAGGTTCTTAAGTTAACACCTTCAAATAATAATTCTTTATTAGAGTTTAAAATCTTACCATGTGCTCTTGACATCATTTGATTAGGTGTCACATTAGAACCAAATCCTTTAAGACCTAATCCTGCTAATGAAGCTCTTAATCCAGCACCAAGATCTGAACCACCTTCTATACCTAGTGTTTCAAGACCTCTACCTCCACCAACTGCAGCATCTATTGCCGTTTGAACATTAGCAGCAGTAGCACCAGGATCCTTCATTAAATTCATTGCCAAAGTTGCACCAGCCATTTCAAAGGCATTCATTGTGCTTGCATCCCAACTAACACTCTGACTATCAGAAAGTTCGTTTGGTATAGGTAATTCTACATAGAATTTTGTTTTACTATTGTGTTTATCTCCAGCACCTCCTTGATACCTAGAGTCCATTCCTCCACCCATATCAAGACCTTGAATATATCCCTTGCCTTCAAATTGACCCTTCTTTCCGTTATACTCGAAACTAGGGTCTCTAATAAGTGAATGTAGTTCCGCATTTGATAGGTTTCCAGTATTATTATTTTGTAGATCATGAAGAGCATTTTTATAGTCGGTATTAACTTGTAATCCCATACCACTTCCATCATCTTCTGGTGACATATATTTAACTGCTTGTATTATAAGACTATCTTCTTGGTCGTTTCTTTTTAGTGGATAACTTAGGAAAAAATCATCTCCTGATGCCGTTTTTCCATATCCTTCAGAATGTAATTTCTTCCTTTCTGCTTCTTCTTCATTTAATTTGGTAGAAACTTCTATCGCAGTTTTCCAATCAAATTCTGTTCCACTACTATCAAAGTAATTTGCTGGCATCGACCTTTTTTAGGATTATCAGCTATTTATACGAAATCTTGCAAAAGGAATACCATCAAGGTCATTTAGTTCCTCATCAGTGACTTCATATAGTCCACCAGGTACTTCATTCCAAGTATATTGTCTATGATCATTCCAATGAAAATTTATACCACGGAATCCCCATTCAAATATTGCGGTTACTCCTACTAAAGGATTTTGATCATACCTTATATTAGGTGTTTTTGGATTATATACAAAGACATAGAATTTTCCTACTTCTGGTGTTTTACCACCTTCTTGTAAGACACCCATAATTTCTATCATCAAATCGTCAGCATCTTCTGTGCCGATTAAATTATCTTTAATGTCTTTGATTCTACTCATTTAATCCCTAGTTCTTTCTCTGTAATGACTTTGAACTCCCATTGTCTATCAGCACAGTATTCTCTTGCTTCTTTCCATTTTGTTTGATTTGTGGCATATGTATATGCTTCAGTAATATATCTTTTAGTTTGCCTTTTTGGTTTTTTAGGAGGAGAGCATTGTTTTAAAGGTTTAACTTCTATTACATATTTTTTTATTGCACCATTAGATTCTTTTACCTTCATATAGAAGTCTGGAAAGTATCTGTGTTGACGATTATCAACTGGAGATATGTAAGGTATTACAATTTCTTCACTTGCCCATTCTAATACATTAGCATTAGAATCACAGTAAACCATGAACTTCCTTTCCCACAATGATCTAAAAGTTATATTTGTGGGATCACCTTTATACTTGTGAGGAGAAGTTGGATAATACTTTCCTTTATAAGCCATCTAAATAGAAATGATATAGTAGAACTATTTAGAGTGCCTGTTCCAATACCAAAGAAGATATCTCAAATTCTTCCAACATTTCAAAATGTTGCTCAGACTTCTCATTACTTAGTTAATTTTGGTCTTCCGTCTAAAGGACTGAGATCTCATCTACAAGCTAGAGGAGTTGATCATAGATTTCATCTTAATGAGATTGGATTATTATGTAGTGCTGCTGTTTTACCTGGATCTGCTTTTGCAACTGAAATGGTAAGAGGTAATTTTCAGGGTGTTATGGAAAGTATGCCTCATACTAGAAATTTTACTGAAATAACTTTAGAATTTTATGTTGATAATGAATATAAATCTCTTAAATTTTTAGAACATTGGATGGAGTATATCACTTCTGGATCTGGAGCAGATCCTTCAGGTGATGCATATAACTTTCAATTAAATTATCCAGAATCGTATAAATCTAATACAACAACAATTACTAAATTTGAAAGAAATTACAGACAAAAACTTGAATATTCATTCCGTGGATTATATCCAAAGTCATTAAGTATGACAAGGGTTGCTTATGCAAATTCTCAAGTATTGAAAACATCAGCAGCTTTTGCATTTGATAGGTATATTTGTGGTTCAGATAAATCTTCAGATAAAAGAAAGGGTACTGATAATAATAAGGTTAGTGGTAATTCTGCAGCTAATAGATTGTATAATAAGGCAGCACCTAGAACTGATCCTGGATTTCTTGAACTATTAAATGGATCTAGTGCAGAGGCTCAGGCTCTCAAAAATTATGGAAGTAGTCTTGGTGACAGATTATATGGTGATTTAAGTGGTGGTGGTACTGTTATAAGTGAGGGTAGAAAACTTTAAAATAAGTGCTATAAATAAAAATACTGAAGTGCTACAAACATTATGCCTTTACCAAAAATTTCGACACCTTCTTACGAGTTGGTAGTTCCCTCAACTAAAAAGAAAATTAAATATCGACCTTTTTTAGTTAAAGAAGAAAAAATACTAATTTTGGCTATGGAAAGTCAAGATACTAAACAGATAGCAAATGCTGTTAAAGATGTTATTTCATCTTGTGTTATAACAAGAGGTATAAAGGTAGATAAATTATCTACATTTGATATTGAATTTCTTTTTCTTAATATTAGGGGAAAATCTGTTGGTGAAGAAGTTGAAATTATGGTAACTTGTCCTGATGATGGTAAGACTCAAGTTCCTACTGTTATTAATTTGGATGAGATTCAAGTTCAGATTGCTAAAGATCATTCAAGAGATATTAAATTAGATGATGAATATACAATGAGAATGAAGTATCCTTCATTAGATGAATTTATTAAAACTAATTTCTCAACAGGTGATATTAATGTTGATGATACTTTTAAATTAATTTCATCTTGTATTGATCAAGTTTATTCTGAAGATGAATCTTGGACATCTGCAGATTGTACTAAAAAGGAATTGACTGAATTTGTTGAACAATTGAATTCTAAACAATTCAAAGATGTTGAAAAGTTTTTTGAGACAATGCCCAGACTTTCTCATACTGTTAAGGTAACTAATCCTAATACAGAAGTAGAAAATGAAATTGTATTGGAGGGATTGCAGAGTTTTTTCGTGTAAGTATGGCTCATGAAGACCTTGAGTCATACTTTAAAGTAAATTTTGCTTTGATGCAACATCATAAATATAGCTTAACAGAGCTAGAAAATATGATACCTTGGGAAAGAGAAATATATTTAACTCTACTTCAACAATATATTGAAGAAGAAAATCTAAAAGCACAGCAAGCAGCAAATGCCTGAAATAGCATCACCAATAGGAAGAAGTATAAACGCAATTAGGAGAACTTTTTCTTCTAGTTTATTTTCACCTGCTGCTGCTGCACCTGCACCTGCTCAACCAGATCCTAAATTAGTACAATTAATTGTTAGAAATACTAATGCAGTAAATTCTGTTACTGTTCAATTAACGAATGTTTCTAATCAAGTTAACGTTTTAACTTCATCGTTAGGTTCAATATCTCAGAGTTTAGCTTTAAATACTCAATTAGATCAACAGAGATCAAATGCTGAACTTAATAGACAGAAGCAATTAGCACAATTAAAACTTAGGGAAGGAAAAGAAAGTCAAATAGAGAAAAAGATGCAAGATGCATTGATATCACCTATTGCTGCGGTAGCTCAAAAGGCATCAAATATATTAGGAGCTTTAAGTCAATATTTTACAACTATATTATTTGGTTGGTTAGGAACCCAGAGTCTTGAGTATTTACGTGGTCTTGCAACTGGTAATGTAGATTTGATGAAGGAGGTTAAGAATAAGATAGTAAATGGTTTATGGATTGCAGGTGGTTTATTCATAGGTGTTAATGTAGCTATTACTGCATTATCATTAGCTCTTAAAGGACTTGCTAAAAGACTTATTAGTTTTACTTTTAGGAAGTTAATAAAAGCACCATTTGTAAGTTTGATAAATGTATTCAGAAACTTGGCAGGAGCAGGTTTACTTGGTGGTGGTATAATGGGTGGGGTTGGAAATATGCGACCTCCAATAACAAATCCAAGACAGATGTTACCTGGAAAACAGGGATTCTTTGGTAAGCTTGGTAATTTCTTGAAAGGTGGTACAGGATATGGAATGTTTGATGCTGGTTTGGATGTAATGGGAGGTAAAAACCCTATTGGTGCAATAACTGATAGTGCTGGTGGTGTATATGGATCGAGAGTTGGTGGTAAGCTTAGTAAATTTTTACCAAATAAGTTTAAATGGATAGCTCCAGTACTTGGATTTCTGGGAGGCAAAACATTAACTCAAGGAACTAGAGAGACTTTGACTGGTGATTTCTTTAGTGGTGGTAGTGGTGATAGCAATCAACAACAAGGTTCTCAAACATGGTCGAGGGAGCAGCAGTTGGCATGGGCAAACAGTATTAATCCTGATGGAGAAGGAGCAGTTGAAGTACCATCCACCGAACAAAACAAGGAAGGAAATAGGGGATTCCTTGGTTGGAGATCTTCTCTTGATTGGATGACAGGTGGATTAACTGACTTGGATAAAAAAGGAAATGATTTTAATCTTATTAATAATAAGTCACAGAAAACAGATCAATTAAAAGACGCTAATCTTACTTTAGCAGATCCTGCACCAGAAATTGAATCTCTGGGTGGTGGAGATGGATCACAAGGACAAGATGGATCTACTAGTAGTTCTGGTACTGGAAGTATGGGTGGTTCTGTACCTAGAATACCTTCATTTAATGGTGATAATACTTATGTCTTTAACGGACTAAGAGAATATCAAATAGCACCTGCATAAGATAAATGGCAACCACAGAATCGGTTAAGGGACTATTACTTAGATCTTCTATTAACCTTAAAGCTATAAACGAATCAACTAAATCTTTTTCTGAAGGAATGACGAAAGCTAGGCTTTCTAGTCAGAAGATTGCTGCAAGTTTGCAGGAATCTAATAGAATAAAGAAGAAGATGATATCTAATGATGATACATGGTTTAGGAAAAGGAGAAATGCTGTAAAGAGAAAAGAGAATGAATCTCTTATGGAGGCTGGTAGTATAGGTGGTGCAGTAAAGAGAACAGGAAAGGCACTTGCAGACAGTACCAAAGGATTCTTGGGTAGAATTATGGATTTTGTTGGTGTTATTATGGTTGGGTGGTTAGCAAGTAATCTACCAACTATTATTAAAGGTGCTACAGAATTGATGAAGAAAATACAGGGTGTTGTTGATACATGTAGTAATTGGTTTAATGGTGTTGTTGGTATATTTACGGGATTTGGTAGTGAGCTAGAGCAACAGAAAGATTCTGTGAATAATAGTAACCTTACATTACAGAAAGAACAAGGAGCAGTTGAAAAGGAAATTGGTAGTGTTCAGCGTGGATTTAATGTAATGGAATCAGAGATAATGGATGGTTTTAATCAATACAATGATGCAGTTGATGAGGAAAATAAAAAAAGAAGTAATAAAGATGAAAATAAAGGAGAACAAAAGGAAGGAAATCGTGGATTCTTAGGTTGGAAATCTTCTCTTGATTGGATGACAGGTGGATTAACTGATTTTGATCAAAAGGGAAGTGAAGGAAATCTTTTTAATAATCAAGGATCTGATGAAAATCAAGAAGAATCTCAAGAGGAAAATGTTCAGGTAGATTCAAATAAAGATGAAGTTGCTAATCTTAAAACGCAACAAAATAATAAGGTTGATACTAATACTGATACTGATACTGATACCGATACAGACTCAGAAGAGAATGAAAGTTTTAAAGATGAGGGTGATGGAGAAGCTCTTGATATGTTTAAGGATGGTGGTATTGTAGAAGGAAAACCCCATTCACTAGGTGGAAAAGATATTAATGTTGAGGGTGGTGAAGCTGTCATACCTAAGAAGAGTGTGGACAAATTAGGACCTGAATTTATTGAACAAATGATTCAAGGTAATGCTGATGCTACGAGTGGTAAATTGCAGGAAGCAGGAAGTTTAATGAAAAAACTTGTTGCATCTCAGTCGGAACAGATGAAGGGTATTGATGGAGTTTTTGACAATGTGCAGGGAAGTATTGATAAATTGAAAAAGAAAAAGGATAAAGGAAATCGTGGATTCTTAGGTTGGAGATCTTCTGTTGATTGGATGACAGGTGGATTAACTGACTTAGATAAAAAAGGAAATGATTTTAATCTTATTAATCCTAAGAACAAAAAGGAGAAAATAGAAAAATTAAAAACTCCAAGAAAAGGATCGAAAGTAATTATGTTAAATAATCAGAGTAGTAACTCTTCTTCTAGTGGTGGACAACCATCAGCTAATACTCAAAGTGGTGGCATTAGAAAAATATCTGGTGACACTAGTTCATTTTATAGAAAGATTGCTTCAGCATCAATATACGCATATACTTAAATGTCAGCAGTAGATCCATCAATATACGAAGAAATTATAATTGAATCGGCAGACGGTTTAAGGACAGTTGATGTAGCTGCTGGTACTGTTATGATCGATTACTATGAAGATATTCTTTCACCTACAGTTACTGTTAAGTTACAAATTGTAAATGATGGTGGTACTATAGAAGGACCAGATGGTAAATTACAGACCGTATATAATGGTTTACCTTTAAGGGGTGGAGAAAGGGTTAAACTTAAGATTACTGGTAATACTAAAACTAATCCAGGACTTGATTTTGCTTCTCAAGAAGACAAATACTTATTTGTTTCTAGTATTACTAATGTATTGTCTAAGACTGAAAGTGAATCATTTACTTTGAATTTAGTTTCTCGTGAAGCATTAACTAACGAAACAACAAGAGTAGGTAGAAAATTTCCCACTTCTCTTAAAATTAGTGAGTCTGTTAAAAAAATTATTAAAGGTAAAAAGTATTTAAGTACTAATAAATCAATACAGATTGATGAAACTCAGAATAAGTATGGTTTTGTTGGGAATATGAGGAAACCTTTTACTGTATTAACATGGTTAGCTTCTAAAAGTGTTCCTGGAAAAAGTAAGAAAAGTTCGGGGACTGCTGGATATTTCTTTTATGAGACTAGAACTGGATATAAATTTAGATCTATTGATAATATGATATCTGGAGAACCCTTTAACGAGACTTATCGTTTTAGTGAGGTTGTTCAAAAAGGACCAGGTACTGATTATAAAATCATACATTATAGTACAAATCAAAATCAAGATCTTTTGGGTAATTTACAGAGAGGTGCATATTGCAGTCAAAGGATATTTTTTAATCCTTATACTTTTGAATATACAGATCCTGCAAAAGGTTTATTTAAATTAGAAGATTATAGGAAGAATACTGAAAATTTGGGTAAGGATATAACTCTACCAAGAATAAATCCTGATGATGATAAAACTATAGGTGATATTCCTAGTAGAAATGTTACAGCAGTTCTTGATGTTGGAACAATGGAAAAAGATGCTTCTATTGATTCAAAGAACGCTGATCCTGGTAAAACACAATCTCAAGCTATGATGAGATATAATACTTTGTTTACACAATTAATTTCTATGACTATACCTTCAAACACTAACTTGGAAGCTGGTACTATTATTGAATGTAGTTTTCCTAGAATTACCAGAGGTGAAAAGAAGGATGATGATCCAGAGCAAAGTGGTCTATATATGATTAAGGAATTGTGTCATCATTATGATCCTAATGGGTCATATACTTCGTTAAAATTAATAAGCGATACATTCGGATCTAAACCAGCATGATAGAACAGTCACTATTAAAAAGTAATTTTGTAGGCAGAGATGGTTTTCGTTGGTGGATAGGACAGATTGCACCAGAAGATTGTCAAGGTGATCAAATAAATCAACAAGGATCTTCTTGGGGTAATAGGATTAAAGTCCGTATTATGGGATATCATCCTCAAGATCTTACTGAATTGAAGAATGATGATCTTCCTTGGGCACAGGTTTTATTACCAACAACTGCAGGATCTGGTGGTGCTGATAGATTTAGATCTATTAGATTGAGTCCAGGTGACAGTGTATTTGGATTCTTTCTTGATGGTGATGATGCACAACTACCTGTTATTGTAGGTCTTTTTGGTAGAACTAAAGGACAGTTTCCATCTAAAGATTATAGTATGCCCTTTGCACCTTTTACTGGGTATACTTCTAAGATTACGAATGATGGTTCATACTTCTTGAAGACTGAGGTTGGTGAACAGTCTTCTAGTGCTCAATCATTACCAGTTCAACTTCCTGAGAAGTTGATTAAAAAATTAAATGAGAATTTAGAAGAAGTTGAAAAATTAAGATCTACTCATCCTGTTATAGGTAAAGTTATCAATCTTGCTAGTAATGAATCGAGTTCTGCAATAAGTGAAATAAAGGATCAAGTTGGTGGATTGGTTGATGATATTCAAGGTATGGTTGCTGGTGGTAAGTTATCTGAATTAACTGGAGCAGCAAAACAATTATCGAAGAAAAAAATAGGACTTGTTACTGATAAACTTGCTGGACTATCTGGTGGATTGGCTGGGAGTATGATGAGCAATCTTACTAGTGAAATGGGACCTAAGTTGAATAATGGGTTGAAAAAGTTATATAAAGGTGTGTTTGGTACAGTTTTTGCTGCTACTAAGAGTCGTTCTGCAGCTAAAAAAGCTGGTGCTAAAGCACAGGCAGCTTTAATTAACCCTCTTAAAGATATTGAAAAGGGTATGCCTTGTATTATGCAAAACATTGTTGGTGGTCTGAAAGATACTATTAGTGGAATGCTTAAAGGATTATTAGATAATGTTAAAAATTTTGTTTCTTGTATTGGTGATCAATTTATTGGTGGATTGATGAATCAGATTATTGGAGGTATTACTAAAGGTCTTGGACCACTTTTGGGTGGAATAGGTAGTATATTAGGTGGATTTAGTCCTGGTGATTTTTTAAGAGGTAAGGCAGAAGCATTACTCAATATTGCTAAAATGTTTGAATGTGAAACACCACCAACACCATCTAATCAAGAAGTTACTAAATGGGTTCTAGGTAAAGGACCAGTAGAAGCTGCCGAGATTGCAGTTGATAAAATATTAGAAGTTGCTAATACTGCTGATAAATTAACAGAAGGTTTAGTTGAAGCTGGACAAGAATTAAGTATAGCAACTGGATCTTTGGGTGTATTTGATTTTATGAATCCAAGTGTATCTGTTCCTAAGTTTAAGAGTCCATTGGGTGAATGTTATGGTGGTCCTCCATTAAAATGTGCTGGAATTAAAGTTAAACTTTTTGGTAGTGATGGGATTGGTGCTAATGCTAGAGCAATTTTAGGTAATAGAATTGGAACTGGTGTTGAGGCAGTGGGTAGTCTTATTGGTATTGATTTGAAGAGTGGTGGATCTGGATATAATAGACCACCGTTTGTGGAAATAACTGATGAATGTGGACAAGGATATGGTGCAGTTGCAAGAGCAGTAATTGATTATGATGAAGATTCTCCTACTTATCAGCAAGTAACTGACATATATGTTGTATCTCCAGGTGAAAATTATCC